AATACTCTATAACCATTGAAATTACCTGAAGATGCAAAACCTTGAGTTCTTCCCATGTAATCCATAGTTCCATTTTGGTAGAACCATTTCATTTCACTATCCCACTTCAATTTCAACAAGTAAATGTTGTCATTGGTGTTGTCAGTGATGTCAAACACGATGAAGTTATAAGAAGATAATGGGAAACCATCAATGATAGGGTTCTCAATATCATTAGTGTGTACGTTGTCAAACGCAGGGTTCAACACAAACTTAACGTTTGCCAAGAACGGAATAGTGTAGCTAGTGAAAGCAAAACCAAAGTTCAAGTCCATTGCGTTGTTACCAGAGATAGCACCTAAACCTGCTTTGCTCATATCAGCAAACAATGAAGTACCAGAACCAGCAGTGCTGAATGCTTCTTTCTTGATTGCTTCGTTAACCATCTTCATACCAGCCATACCAGTTTGAACAATGATTTGACGATTAGGATCTGGACCTTTGAAGTCAACTTTACCATTGTAGAAGTTGAAGATCTCAGAACGGAACAACTCTAAGTTGAAGCTAGATTTGTTGTAGATTCTCTTGAATGAGTTATCCAACTGAGCCCAAAGACCTGTAGACAATCTAATATCATCTGGACCATCTTGCTTAATACGACCACCTTGTCCCCACATTAAGTAAGTTTCAATGTCGTTAGCAATTTTGCTCAAGTGTGCAGATTCCATTTTAGTAACAAATGAACGAGTCAAAGTACCATTGTCATAAGCTTTCTTGATGTAGTCTTTACCCATTTTAGCTACCATTGCGTCAATGTTAGTTAAAGAAGGATCTTTTGCGATGTTAGCGTCAAATGATTTCCAGATTTCAGTTACAGGAACTGTACCATCTGCATTCATTCCACCTTTCATCATCATCTCAGCACGAGAAGACACAGAGTAGTGTACGTGAGCCTCAGCACCACCAACGTAGTTGTAGTACTCACGGAAACCTGCGCTCAATTCTCCAATGTCAGAGAAACGCTCACCGTATTCACCACGAGCAGAACCTTTTCTGAAGAACTTAGTACCTGGTTTCAAATACTTTTTGTCAAGAGCCTTAGTGTTGTCATTGTTCACTAATTGAACAGTGTACACAAAACCATCACCTGAAGGAAGAATATCCTCAGCAGTGATGTAAAGTTCAGCTCCTTTGTACTTGTCATAAGTGATGATATCACCGTGACCAAATACACGCTTGTTAATTTTGATTTTGAAGGTAGTACCATCTTGACCAAGAACTGCTACGCCTGGCTCAACATCTTCTACAACGTAAGGAAGATCCTGTACGATAGGAGTTTGCCATTTGTACTCACCTCTAGGGTTATCTACAAGAATAGTGTTTTTACCACCAAAAGATGCCATCTGATAAAGAGGCATTTCTACCTTTTGGGTTTGTGCCCATAAGTCAACTGGTCCTAAATCCATAGGGTCAGTACTCTTAAGCATGTTTACCAAATGGTAAGAGTCTACGTGTGATCCAACTTTATAGTTGGTGTCACGCAAGAACAATCCATTGTTTAATACGGGTGTGCTCATTTTGTTTAGATTAAAGTTTAAAAGTTGTTGTTAAAAATTTATTGTCGTTTAAAAATATTTGCCGCTGGGCGAGGTATCTTTCTACTGGTAGGTTTTTCTTCCTCATCATCTTTGACAGTTGATGCAATTTTACGTGCCTCTTCTGTTTTCAGTTTTCTTACAGTATCTTGAGTTACCTCATTCTTTGCTTGTTTTCTGATGTTCTCCTTGTAATCATCAGGATCAGATAGCAACCAAAGTGTTTCTGCAATCAAGTCATAGCGTGGAGATTTTCCAAACTGGTGATCTTCTAATAACTTACCAAGTAAGTTTGTAGGGCGACCAGTCATGCTTTCATACTTGACAGTTGTCAATTCATCCCATAAGAACTTTTGACGCTTGCTATCAATTTTAACACCGTTCAACTCTGCAGGTTTCAAAGTATTATAGATGTTCTCCATATACTCTTCTTTTTTCTGTTGTTGTTGAGCACGGAATTCCTCCTGTTGCGCAAGTTTTGATTGAACTACTTCTTCCTGCATTTGATCCAATTTTGGTTTGAACTGTTGTGCTTTTTTAGCAATCACACCTGATTCAATCCATTCTTGTAACTGATCTTCAATAAGCTCATTGTCACCATTACCAAAGTTTGTAGCTTGTAGGTATTGACGAGCAATTAATTCTTGATGCTCATCATTTCTTGGATCTAATGATCTTACTTCCTCAGTTTGAGAAAGTGCACGAAATAACCCTTTCATGTCAGTTCCGCCTTTTGCAACATATTCTGCTGCATATTGCAGTTCTTGTGGAAGTGATTCAAAGAACTCTTTTGGAGTTTGCTCTCTTAAAGCTTTTTCTCTCTCTTCAAAGTTTGCCTGGATTAATTCCTTCCAATCTTTTACAGAGTATTCCTCCAATGATTTATCATCTTCAAAAGGGACAATTAAACCTTCCTCAATCAATTTTGAGAATGTTTCAACCATTCCACTTTTGTCAATTTTTTTGCGTCCTGGTTTTTTTTCTTCTGCATCATCTACATCATCACCTTCCAGTTCCGCGTCTAACTCAGCAAATGCAGAAGCTACGTCTGCTGATGTTGTTTTCTTTTTCTTACCAGCATCATCTGAAGAATCATCATCTGAATCATCAGTGTCTTCCTCAAGGAAAGACATATCTACTGATTTGTTTTTTGAGAAGACCGTTGGCTTCTCATCTTCCTCATCTGCTGTAACGATGCTTTCCGCACCTGGCATTGGTAAAAAATCATCAATACTTTCAATGCTCACATTAGATACAGAAGTTTGTTGGTTGTTTTCTGCTGTTGAACTCATACTTTTTTTTGTTTAGTTGGTATTTTTTCTCTTCTTCTTCATATATAATCTACAAATAAACTTTGAAGATTTACACCCTGTGAATGTAATTATCAAACTTTTTCTGTACTATATAGCTATGACAGCTGTTACTTGTCATATTTATTTTTATTTGTTTTTGCAATTTGCAATTCTTTCTGTGCAATTCTTTCTTTTGAAAGAAGTTCCTGACGTTTTATCTCAAGTTTTGATTGTTCTGTAGCTTGTTTATTCAAATCTCTTTGTCTAGCTATAGACTGATCAGTTTCTTTTGCATTCTTTTTGTCAAGATACTCAAGTGTGTCAATGTAATCATTCTGAGCATTTGCATCACGGTCCTGCATTGCAGTGTAACCTGCAGAGCGAATTTCAGCAACTCGCTCATCAGATTCTCTATCAAGTGCTTTCTGCTCAGCATCAAATCTAAGTTTAGCTTCAAGTCTTTTGCTTTCGCCTTCTTGACGCATTTTCTCAGTTTCTTGCATTGCTTGCATTTCTTGTTGTTTAGCAGCAGATGTTTTTTCTTCAATACCTTTCATAACATGTGTAATTTCAGCCATTGAATCAGCTTTAATAATGTTACCTAAGTCATAGATAGAAGCACCTGAAGTATTATTAGAAATAGCAAGTGAGCGAATTTGCTCAATAACTTGTCTCTGATTAACCTTTGTTGTGATAAAAATATTCAAGTCTCTAGCTAATAATTCTGTACCATTGATTTCAAAGTTAACCTTTTCATCCATAGTAGTCAAATATTGTAGCCTTAAACTTGGTTTTGTTGAGTGATAATATTGTGACAAGTCTGTGCGCATCTGATGTACACGTGGCATTAAGTATTCTGAATGCTGTGTAAAATAAGGCTCAGTTTGAGAATAACTCATGTTGATTGCTTGTTCAATACCTTGAGCTGTTTCTTGTGCATTAACCGCACCCATACGCTGAGGTGATAAACCAATTGCTTCAAAACACTGATTCTTGAAGTAATTAGATAATTGAATACGTGACATCAAACGATTTGTTTGTTCAAGATTCAATACTTGGTAATGCTGGAAGTTTAAAGCGTTTTCTGTGTTTGTAATAGAAGTATCCAATGGTAACATTTGGAAGTTCTTCATTGCAACATACGCTTTAGAAAAATTATCCTTACCCCAATCTTCACCCATAGAGTGACGAGGTAACGCATTTTGATCAAGCATGATCACAGTACCTAATTCATCTACAAGAATGTCTGCAATCTGATTGTTTACAAGATTGTAACCTACTTGATAAGGCTTCATCTTATCTACAAGAGACATTGATTTTGTATTTCTATCTGAGAAGACAGCGCCTTCTACTGGAAGTTTACAACCATAAAGTGTAAAATCTCCTTTGAATTGGAAACGTAAAGGTTTGACATTCAAGTACATTGGAGCAAATCCAAAGATATCATGATTGCCATAGTAAGCTGGTCTGTTGGGACCAATCTTGACACCTCCCCAAGTTTCATTAATCCATATCCAATCAATGTGTTCACCATATACTAAAGTTTCTCTATTTTTGTTTTTAATGACAGTTGTGTCATAAACAGGTTTATCAGTGACTTTATAAGTCTCATCAACAATCATATCTACTAGGACACCTGTGTTATCTATTTTGGACAAATGTCCAACCATTCTTTGTGATTTCCAATACACAGTTGTTACACGCAACATACCCATGTCCTTAAATTCTTGCAAGTCTTCAGACTCATTTAAGATTTGGAATATGATATCGTCACCTGTGTTCATGTGCATTTCACTAGCACTTAAGAATTGACGCATTCCTAAAGAAGGGCCATTTGTGTTCCAATCATAAGATCTTGTTCCATCATAGAAAGAACCATCATTTTGAACACCTGGTAAATTGTAACCTGCTGATTTTACAGGATAAATGGCTTCTAAACTATGAAGCTGATCTTCATCCATCATGTAACCATACTTGTCAATTACATCAGCTAGAGTCAATAAATCAACTCTGCCTACCCAGTTAGATTGAGATATGTATCTTGCTTCAGGAGATTTGTGATAGAATGTAAGCAATGGATTCCAAAGCTCTACTTCATAATCATCCTCATTCATTTTGAAATGCCAGAACTCTCTGTCTGTAATAAGCATATCTCTAAAGGCCATGTTCTCTAACTCTTTCATAGAGAATCTTTCTTCATCCACATTATGCTGGTGTGTAGCCCATTCCTCTACAAGAGAGCGGTAGTCTTTTTTAAAGAACTCTTCAATTTCAGGAAGACTTTTAATTCTCTCAGGAGCCATAAGTTGTTGAGCCTGAGCAGCTTGTTCTTCATCTTCAAGATTAAGACCCATTTTTTCAATGGTCTCCATCATTTTCTTTTCAGCTCTTGAAACAAGAACTTCTTCTACCATAGCGCGTTTTGCCTCAATCATTTCATTGTATGAAAGATCATCAACAGCTCTATATGTAATTTTATCATTTCTTTTCGCAAACTCTCCTGTCAAAACATTGATAACGTTTGGAACAATAGGAAAGAACTTTAATTCAAATGCACTTTGATCTTCTTTAGTAAGCACGTCTATAAGCTCAGCAACTTCATTATCTTCTTCAACAATGTAGTCACTCTTGTCAATAATACCATTGGCAAGCTTATAGTTTTTCAACAATCTTCTAGCATTTCTGCGTATTTGCTTAAGTCCTTGCATTTCAAACCAGTCAAGGTTCCACGCACCCCAAGCTTCATCTTTATCTTTTCTACGCAAAAACTGAATAGGTTGAGTTAGAGTACCCATTTTATTGTTCTCTACCTTAGCCCCATTCTTGATTTGCATTGCATTTACTATTGTTGGCATAATCTAGCTTATTTACTTTTGTTATTATCTCATGTTTTTGAAAGGATTTCTTGGCTTTCTCAACGCTGTAGATGAAGAACTTTCGTTACCCATATGGCGGAAAGGACTCACTCTTAATTTAGCATTTTTATTTGATTTATCCAAATTACCTTCTTCACGTTCAACACGTTTTGAATAGCCTCTATTTGACTCCTGAACTTTTGCAAATGCCACTAGAGCACAGAACGCAACAAGTCTATCCACGTTAAGTCCTTCTCTGTATGCTGCCATCTCTTTAAGTAGCATGATATCAGGAATTCTTTCAATACCAAATGTTGTTTTTACAATTGTACCATCTGTCATTGTTTCTGTATCAAGTTCTTCCTCAAGAAATTGTATTGCATATGATATCAAATTAGTCTTGAAAAGAGTACCAACGTTTCTCCAACCATATTCTTGGTAAACGTTTGTATTACTAGACAGTTCTTTGAGAAACAAGATTTGACTTTTGGGTACAAGATACTTTTGTTTTCTTCTAGAAATCATGTATTGAATGAACAAAGAAATGTTATTCTCAACAATTGTCCAAGCATTGTACCATTCTATGATCATTTCAAGACGCTCGTGTGTTTTATTCAAGTCATCAAAACGTCCACACCATGCTGCTACAATTTTGTCTCTTTCAATATGCTGTTCAATAGATCCATCTGCCTTATGTTTTGTGACTTCCTGTGCAGTTTTGTAAACAAATATAGAACACAATGAATCTGATGTTGTTGTTTTACCTTCAGAAACAGGGTCAATTGATGCGTAATACATTCCAAATTGTGGATCTTTTACAGGTCTTTCATAAACAACAATGACACCTTCTTTGTCAACTGTCTTAGGTGATATAGGAAATTCAGATATTGGAAGTTTACGTGACTCTTTTGCTATAATTTTACCAGACTCATCTCTATGCAAATCAACAAATTCTCTGTAATATTCACCATCTTCAATACGTCTTACTTGTTTTGTAACAAGATGCAGTGGAAACTTAGATACTTTTCTATATGCAAAAGCTTCTTCAATGTTAATAGGTTTCTGAGAAATACGTAATTGGTAGTCTTCAGGTTTAAGATTTTTCTTCCACTCAAGACGCTCTTCATAAATCATCTCTAAAGCTTTGTCCACCAGTGAGTTACCATACTCATCAATACAAGGAATCATTGACCACTGCTCTGGAATAAATAATCCACATTTACCAATTTCACCTTCTGCATTAATCAAGTTTGTTTCTACTGCAAGAACATCTTTTGCAATGGGATTCATGATCATTTCCTTCAAAGGTTCACATTGCTCCAAATCACCCACAGATCCTGCAGCCACAAACATACCAGTATAAGTCATACCTGATTTCATTGCAGGAAGCAAGTACTCTATTGTTTCATTCATTTTTGGGGCAATTCCAGCCTCCTCATGAAAGAATAATGTACATGGACCCCCTACACCATTGGTAGGGTCTTTTTCAAGCGCTAGGCCAAA